TTATTCCTTTTTGGTTTATATCTCATAATACCCATCCATTAAAAGTTTGATCTTGACTAGGACTTATTTGGTCATTTGTGTTACTTGTATATTCAGGAAAATTTGATTGATTAAAATTCATGTAATCTACAAATCTTCTACCATAATATTCTCCATTATCTCTTGCCTTTTTTACTATGTAGTCAAGTTCATCTTTTGAGACAGTCTCAGCAGTCTCGCTACTATGCTTAAATACGCCACCATTTCTTATTTGTATATAATGAAATGGGTAAAATGCTGCTTGAGCATACCATATTAAAGCAGGTACTATATAATCATTCAACAATGTCTTATATTTAGCGTTTTCACTAAGGTCAATGTCTCCACTTGTAATCAAAGAACTTATCTTATCATATAACGCTGTTCCTGTTATATTTTTTATTTCTAATTCCTGACTTAATTTGATAAAAGGCAAAATTTTGTCTGTATCAATGTTGCCATCCATATTAGAATTTCTTATTAAATCTGTTCTATTTAAAAAAAGTGCTGTTGCCATAATTATTTCTTTTTCTTCTTACCAAACATTTTGTCATAGTACGCCTTTGTGTACCCTTTATATCTCATGTCTTTAGGTGCTACTGGTACTTTTTGTGCATTTCTTGGAAACTTAAAACCTAAGCTCTTAGCTTGTCCTGAGGTAATTTGTTTACCCATACCTGCATTATCCCATTTCTTTAAGTATGTCTGTCTATACCATCTATGCTGACAGCGACTTCCCCCTTTGTATAACCATACACTATATGTACCTGTTTTACTTCCACTTTTTGCAAATTTAGGGTTTACTCTTTTTCTTGTCATTTCTAAAATATCCTCTTTTCTATATACCTTTTTTGCTCTTACCATTTTTTTACAAAATTCCCTTGAATTAGAACCTGTCTTTGTAGGATTGTAAACATACCTTACTAAAAATTTACTTAGTTTTTCTACTGATTGTTTACTCGTTCCATCTTGTGCACTATCTTTTGTTTTTCTAGCTATACCTGTACTTACAAATTCATATATTTTTGAAAGTGTAGATTTTTTTTCTTTATTTAACTCTTGTATAACGCCATCTAATTCGTGATCTTGCTCATAATCTACTGGTCTTTGATCTACTAAATCATAGTCTTTTAATAGTTCTTCTTCTGTCTGTCCTAAGTTTATTAATTCATCAGCAATTTCACTACCTAATTCATCATCTAAATCAGGGTTTTCTTTGCTCATTTGTATTCCAGTTTCTTCTTCTATATCTTCATCATCCATTAGGTCTGTATCTACCTCAGTAAATTCAAGAGGTTGTAAGGTTACAAAATAAAGTTTTAGACTAATATCATTATAAGCTAATATTTTGTCAAAACAGTCTATTAAAATCTCTTGTAGAGGTCTAATAACTGTATTATCAAAAAGCAAACTTGCAGTTTTAATCTCATCTGCATTAGAACCAAAGCCACCATTTTCTCTAATACCTAAAAGGAAAGGACTAACTATTCTATGACCTATCATTATTTTTCTTGAACACTCATTACTTAAAAATTCATATTGTTGGTGTGCATCAGATAATTGTACAGGTGTTAAACTTGGTTCTTGTTCTTTAGAATCTGAGAAACTAAGTATAAATTTACCTGCATTACTTGATCCACTAAACTTTTGAGCTATTTTGCTTTCTAATAATCTTCTTTCTTCAGGGTTTGGAACTCCATTGTGCATTGAAATTAACATTGTAGGACTTAAACCTTGTTGTATATTGTTAATATGATAATTGCTTATTTCTTCTTCTAGCTCACAATACTGAATACATCCATTCCAAGAGGGTGTACAATAGTAGTATAAACCTGCTTTATAAGGTTTTATATAATATATTTCTATTGAATCTTTACTTGTTCCAAATGCAGCTATTCTTTTAGGTTCTTCATTTGGTTTTATTTTAGACCAGTCTTTAAAATAATAGTATGCTTCAACATCTCCTTTTTCATTTGCTTTTTCAGCTCTTAATGTTTCTACTGGAAAATGCTCTACTTGTGCTATTGTTTTTCTGTCTTTTGAATAAACAACCTGTATAGCTGCTTGACCAAATAAATAAAAGTCATAACATAATTTTCTAACACAGTCTTTATGGAATAATGAGACCATTTTAGCGTACTGCTCAGGTTTTTTATTAGCATTTAAGGCATTTAGACCTTTTCCGAATATTTGTTGTGCTATGCCATTAACAGCAGCGTTATTTGTTGCACTACCATTGTATCTGTCTAAGATAAACTGAAAATAATTGTTATCTTCCCCAAACGAAACCCAGTCTCTATTAGACTGTTCTTTCATTACTGGTGTAGTATAACTACTTAAATTTACTAAACTAATTTCAGACTTTGATTTTTTTACAAATTGTCCTAAACTATTTCTTTTTCTATTTTTCATATTACAATATACTCATTATCAAATGAATTATTTGTTACATATTGATCCTTATTTATACTATAATGGTCATTATCGTTTTTCTGATCTATGTCTTGGTCAGTAACAAATATTCTATCTTTATAAACTCTTTCTTTTTGGTTGCTATCTGTTTGCCATATTTCATCATACATTTCCCAAAGACTTAAATTCGTATTCCAAATATTAAAATCTGCATATAAATCTAAATCATAAAATCTTGCTTCTTTAAATATACTATTACCACTACCATCTACATAACTATTAGTGAATTGCATATAGTTTCCACTTGTAGTAACTGTATCTTCAAAATATGTAAAGTTTTTGTTTAACGAAGCATCTCTTACATCAATAGTAAACGACCCTAAATATTCTCTAGGTATTACACTAAGTGTTTGAGATGAATTTGTAGTCAATACTATCATTATGTATATAACGATTAAAATAAGTCAATTTGTAAAATAAAAAAGCACCCTGAAAAGAGTGCTTTATTATACTAATATTAAGAGTTTATTAGTTTGGTGTGCTGAGATAGCAGATTAGTTTACATCTATTTGTGTACCCTGTGATTCTGCATTATAAGCTGCTGTTGTAACAAAGTCAGGTGCTTCTGTTTCTTGTGAAACAAATGTTAAAGAGTACCCAAAAAGGTCTCCCATAGCTGCACCATTACTAAATGTTCCAGTAGTTAGCTCACATCCATGATCTTTACCTACTAATCTAAAATTACCATTATAATCTTCTACTATAATGTGAGGTCTTGATACTGCAAGTAATTTAATCTCAGCTTGTGTTTTTTCTTCTTGGAAGATTAGGTTCATTACAACTGTTGTTTCGTAAAAAGTTGTTCCATTTTCTCTGCTTGATGTTACAGCAGTATCTAAAGTAGATGTACCTTTTACATCAAACTTCATAAATGTTGGACTTCCACCAAAATCAGTTACCATTTCATTTGCAATAGTTAAAGCACCTAAAGTACCATAATCTGCAAAAGTAATAGATTTAATTCCACCTACCCCTGATTTACAAGGTAACTCTCTCCCTTTTGTTAATGTACAAGCCATATTATTATATTTTTAAAAAGTTAAAAAAAAGGTAGAGTAAAACCCTACCCCTTTTTATAAATTATTTATACTGTTGGATCGTAAAGTACAATTTCGCTTCCGATTCCATACTGAACACCTGCTGTGTATCTAGCCACAAATCTAAAATTTTGTGAGCCATCTAAATCTTGCATGTCGAGGGTCTTGATTAAATTTGTGTCGTTCATCAAGCCACACCCATAGTATAGATTTGATTTCTGTGCTAACATCATTTGGTTGTCAGAAAGACCATTAGCTAGGAAAATGTTTACTCCATCAAAAGTTAATGGTGTGTCCATATTGTACCACATATTAACTCTGTTTTCGTAACCACCACCTTGTGCTGCTAGTGCTCTAACATACGCTTTTGCTACATTCCTAGAAACATATAGGTTTAAATCTTCTTTACCATAGATTGTATTAGGACAAGCATCTACTACTTTGCCCATTTCTGCAATAACATTTGCACTTGTAACAGTAGTTCCTGTAATATCAGAAACATCTGAATCTGCTTTTGCTAGTGTAACTAGACCATCATATTCTCCTGCTGTTGCATTTGCACCTACCCAAATATTTGTTTCGTTTTTAGCTGCTATTTCTGCTGAAATATGAGCAATTAAAAAGTCTGAAAACTTAGGTGGCATATTTTCAAATGCTGAATAACCCATTTGAGCTGCTTCCCAGTCAGACACAAAAGGAGTTTTACATAATTGTAAGTTTACTTGAAATTCTTCAGGTTGTAAAATTCTTTCAGTAAGAGTAACATCTCCTGCATCAGTAAAATCACAAGTAGAGTTTGCGATTAGTCCACTTGTAGCTACCTTTTTGATAACTTCTTTGTATTTAATATTAGGTTTTACTTCAATTCCACCTTTTTCGATAGTGTTTGAAGAGAGGAGAGCTGCAGCTATATAACGCCCTGCGAACTGACCACTATATGTTGAGGTAATATTTAACGCCATTTTTTAAAATTTATTTATTATTTATTTTACTTAAAACTCTATCTAAAGTTGATAGTTTTCTTCTTTTTGAGAATTGAACTTTATCTACTTTTACCTTTGCTTCAGGACTATGTTTAATAGGTTCAGCAGCAGGTGCAGATAATTCTTCTTTCAATTCTTCTTTAACTTTTTCTTCTGAAACTTTATCTTCAACGACTTCCTCGTTTACTTCAATTTCGTTTTCAGAAAATTCTTCTTTTATAGTTCTTGATTTAGGTTGTCTAGGAGTAGCATCTTCTGCTTCTGCTTCGACTTCTTCTTTATCTTCGTATGATCTCATTTCTTCGACCACTTTTTCTAAATCAGAAACTCTGTCTTTTAATTCTTCATAGAATTTATACAAGTCCTCTTTTTCTTCTTCGGACTTTTCTTCTGCTTCCACTACCTCTTCTTCAGGTGCTTCATCAGAAACTTCTTTAACATCAGCAATTACACCCTCTTCCTCAACAACGACTAACTCGCCTGATTCTAAGATGTATTCGCCAACTGGCATAGCAACCTTTTCATCTTCTGTTACGATAAAGATTTCTTGCCCTTTTTCAAATGATTCTGCTTCTACAACAGTACCATTTTCTAACTTTCTTTCTTCAAGTTCTACTTGAATATTTAAAAGTGTACGAATTTTGTTTACCATTTCACTACTTTTCATAATTACTTAATTAACGATTTATAAATTTAATTTTGCATTTTTAACTTGCAACTCTGCTTATTACTCCTATGCCTTGAGCCCATATAGAGCCATCACAGCACTCCCTAGAGTATGTATCTTTATCTTTACATAGACAAGCTCTAGTGCTTCCTTTAGGACTTGTTCTACTTGGTATATATGTTTCTTTAGACATTATTTATTTATTCAAATATTCCACCAAACTCATTTATGTTATTATAGTTGTTAATTTTGTCTAGTTTATCCCATAACTTGTCTGCTTCTTCTACACCTTTTATTTTACGATAATCTACACCTAATTCTTTAGCAGCTTTTTCAGCTTTTACAACTAATGTGTCTGATTTATCTTGTAGTTTTAAACCTTTTGCTTCGTTTTTATCTGTTTCTGCAATTAGTTTTTTTATTGTTTTTTTATTAGCTTTTATTGCTTCAGCTATTTTTGCACCCTCTTGGTTAAAACTTTCTACTCTTTTAGATAACTTATCAGCTTCTTCTAAGTTTGATTTCATATCAGCTATTACTTTTTTTAAATCATCTACTACTGATAATTCAACTTTCTCTAGCTCTACTTTATCTTTAGGCAGTTTGTTTAATACTTTGTTTATGTTGTGTTTATTAATCATAATTTATTTATTTACCTATTCCATCTAATTTTTTATCTGCAATGACTCTTTCGTTTTCTAATTCTTCTATTTCTTTTCTATATTGTTTTACTTCACTTGGTTCATCTACTCCTAATTCCTTAAATGCAACCTCTAATTCTTGCAAAGCACCCTCTGCTTCTGTAATTGCATCTGACCAGTCAAATCTTATTATGTCTGATGCTCTAATTACTAACGCTTGTGCATCATCATACGCTTCTTCAAACGCTTCTTGCATATATGAAGCTCTACCTACTGCATCTTCTAAATCTTCCATTTTAGAAAGTTTAACTTTTGCCACAGATAAATTAACTTCTTCTGTGTTAATTTTTTGTAATACTTTATTAATGTTGGTCTTGTTTATCATTTTATATTATTTTTTCTTTTGTGCTTCTTTAATAAACTCATCTATTTGATTAAAAATTCTTTGCGTTTCATTAGGTATTTCTAAACCAAGTGATTTAGCATCTGATTTTGCTTTTTCGCTTAATTTTTGTGCTTGTAAAAGAGTTTTTAAAGAATTACTATATTCTTCTAATGCCCTATCTTCCATAGATGCAGCAGTAGTGAATTGATCTCTACCCTCTCTAAATACTTTTATTATATCTTGTATAATTCCTAACTCTACTCTTTCTCCTTTTACAATACTTGTAATTTGACTAAGTAATAAATCTGCTTCTTGCTCACTAAGTCCAGTAGTATTATCTTGTGGTCTTTCCATTTTATCTGCAAAGTACCCCTCTATTGAGAATCCTTTTACTTTACCTGTTTTTACATACTCATTCCACACATCATCATTGTTTACTTTGACAGCACCCATCCAAGTACCTACTGGTACATCTAAACCATACTTTCTTGACTTGTCAAATTTAGTATCTTCTACTATCCAACTTTCTACTAGAGTAAGTCCACTTAATTCATGCTTATGTTCTAGTGTTGAATTATTTTGTTTACCATTTTTAAGGTATAATTGTGATGCTTTCTCTACTGTGTCCTTAGAAAAATATATATAATATTCATCTTTTCCTGCTTTTCTGTAAATAGGTTTATTTGGAATAAGTAATGCACCCATTAATATCTTTTTTTCTTTATTAACTTCTGCAAGTTTTATCTCATCAGACTTTAACGCTAAAAAATTTTCTTCTATTGCAGGGTTTTCTACTATTGAGATTGCTTCAATGCCCATCATACTTTGAGCTTCATCTAAAATAAGTTCTACGATTCTCATATTTTTATAACGATTTTTAAGTTAAATTTTGTATTTATATTGCTGCACCATCTACAATATTTCTTTCCAGTCCTTGTGCAGTTGTAACATCATTAGAAACCACATACGCCTGTACTGGTTGCTGTGATTGATCTCCTATTGCACTTGCAAGTTGATTTAAGCCACTATCTCCTACTGATGCTATGTCAGGCATTACTGGAGATGGTGTCGCAGGTACAGCAGGTGTAGCAGCACCCCCTGTTCCACCCTTTGCAAAACTTGGTGCTGATGGTTCTTTACTGCTTGTTATTGATTTTACATTAGCAATACCTGCTGCAACTACTGCTGCTGCTGCAATAAAGTTAAAAGGTGGTGGACTAGCTGATAACGCTTTGTTAGCACCTGAAAATGTATCTCTAATTGCTTGTACTACTGCTATTGCTTTTCCAAATTTACTGTTTTTACCTACTATTGATGCTAAATTACCTAAAGCACCTGTGATTGCTTCTTGTTTTGCTACTGCTAAATCTTTTTCTATCTTTTCTTGCTCGTTTGCATTAGCTTGTTGATAGTCTAATAACTCATTGTTTGCATCAATATATGCTTGAGTTCCTTTTTTGTATGAATTTCTTTTTGCAGTAAGTCTTTCTTCTTCTATTGTTTTTTCTAATTCTAAATCATCTAACATCTGTTGCATACGAGCCATATCATTCTCCATCATTTCTGCATTAAATGCTCTTTGTTCTGCTTGTCTAGCTGCTGTTGCTTCTGTATCACTAGCTTCTAACTCCATTTTTTCTTTTAACAAAGCAATTCTGTTTGATTCTTGCTCTGACATAAAACCAGTAATCTGTGCTTCTACTGCTTTTAGTTCATTTTTAGCTTCTTGTAATGCAATGTTATCTTCATCTAGTCCTGTGAGTTTAAATTGTGCTTCTGCTGCTGCTAAAATTGCTTGTGCATTTTCTAGCATAGCTTCTTTTTGACTTGTAAGAGTAGCTTTTAATTTATCATTAGCTTCAATTCTATCGGCAATACTAATAAGATCATTGTCTCTTATTTGTCTTTGTTGTTCTGCTTGTATATCGTATTGTTCTATTAAACCTTGATTTGCTACCCTTGCTAATTCTGCATCTTTTCTTAATTGTTTGTTAGCTTTTGCTGTTTCTGTTGCAGCTTTTATATTTTCAGAGCTTAGTGCTTCTGTTGTTACTTTTGCAATATTACTAACTTCAGAGATTGCTTCTCCAAAATCATTAACAATACCTTTTCCTGCATCAATAGCTTCTGTACCTATTTCTATAACATCTTCTTTAACTTCTTTAAGCTCTGCTTTTAATTCTGCAATTCTTTCAGGATCATTTCCACCCAACCACGATTGTTCCCAAGCTAATTGAGCACCTAAAATTGCTGCTTTTATACCATTGAATACTAACTTAATAGGTGTTAATGCTATTGTAAGTAGATTAGACATTATTCTACCTAGTGCATCAAAGTTTTCTGAGTTTCTAAATATCGCATCAGCTACTTGATTAAATATAATTTGTGCTGTCTCTGTTGCAGTAGTCAGAGCATCCATAACTGTTTGGTTACTTTTTACTGCTTCTGATATAAATTCAAATGCTTTTTGTAGTATAAATAAAACACCTGCAAATTTAGCAAGTCCACCTATTGTAGAACCTACTTTTTTTACACCAGTTGCAGCACCTTTTGCTGCTTTACCAATTTTAGAAACACCTGATGCAGTTTTTTTGTTAGCTTCTTCTACTTTTTTTTGCAGATCAGCTACCTGTTCTTGTAATTTCTTTATATTTTTTTCAGCTTCTTTTGCTTGTAACTCAAAATCAACTACTACTTTTTGTGGCATTTCTGTTTTGTTTTATTTGTTTTATCATTTCTTTAAAACTTTCAGCAAGTTTATATTTACCCTGAGCTATCCTAATATTCTCAGTTTCTCCATTTGTTATTTGTAATAAATCAATAATATTTTTTATCATACCTCATTTAATAATTCTAAACTACTTTTTCCTGTTATTAGGTTTGTAGTTATGCTGTTAATTTTATATGTATAATTATTTAACGAAATTTTATCGTTCAATTTTAAATTATAAAAGATTTTTAATGGTAGATACGCTTCTACTTTAGTTAAACGCTTGTTATTATTAAACACGCTTTGTATATATGTCTTGTAATTTTTTTCAAATAATGTGTCTGTAAATGCACTTGCATTTGAATTTTCTGCATTGTATTCATTAATTTCTGCATTAAAGTTTATGTTTATTTTACTTGTTGCTTGGTTTGTGTTTAATGAATTTGATGGAATAATATAATCATTAACTTGTGCAATAGTTCCACTATCATTTCTTAAAGCTATGTTTGTACCATTATTAACTTCTATTGCATAAAAGATTAATGGATTACCAATATAAGATTGTTTATTGTCATCTACTGACCAACCCCATTGAATATTTTTAACTGCACTCGTAGTTAAATCAATTAAATTTTGGTATTGCATGTGTTCAAAACTTACATTTACTTTATATTGGTTTTGTGGTGCATCAAAAGAATCAAGATCAGAATAATCTAAAGAACCCCATTTTCTGTTGTTTAATTGTTCATATTGTTTTGCTAAAAATGTACCTAAACCAGTATAAGAAAAATCTATTTCTTTAAAAGGCAATGCAACATCTACTGTGCTTTTTGTTGAATCTACATAATCATCTATGTTATGTGTTATAGAAGAAGCTGCATAAAAATCATCTAACTTTTGTACTACAATAGTGCCTGATTCATTTACAAATGCAGTCAAATTAAACATCTTAAATATATTAGTTAAAAAATCTATAATTTTTATTTTTGGTATTTGTGCTGATATGTTAAAAGGAATAGTTGTACTTGTTGTAAATGCCTGTGAGTTTTTAAATGCAATAGTAAAACCTGAACTTCCACTTGCTTGTTCATCATCATCATCAGTTACAGTAACACTAAATTCCCAAGATATATTAAGTGCATTAAATGTTACTCCTGCTACTGATGCTATTTCTATTGAGTACGAACCTGTTGGAACTGTTATATTACTAAACATAGTTTGTAAACCAGTTACATTACTTAACTCACTATATACACTACCATTTCTTAAAACCCTTACACTATATGTTGCATTTGTAGTTGGGTTAATAGTTAATGTATTAGAATCTAATGTGTGTGTACTTGGCATTGGTTGGTAAATTAAAGCATTACCTGATGCACTAAAATAACCACTTGAACCACTTACAATACCCATAGGTGTAGCAGTTACAAAAACTAAACTAAGTTGTGTTTCTGCTTCTACATTACCTTTTTTTCTGTGTAACCACATCCATAAATTATAAAATTCTGTAACTGATGTGTTATTAAAAAAATCATTACTAAATGTTATTTCACTATATTGTGATTCTATTGCATCTATAATATATTGTAGTCTAATTGCATATTTTAGTTCTTTCCAAAAAACGCCATTAGCATTATAAGAAGCATTTGAATTATAATATAAATTGCCTAATTGTGCATTACTTGAAGCACTATCATATATTAATTGTTGTGTATGTGTAATTAATGGAACACATAAATTATTGTTTGTTAAAGTTGCTTCTATTTTATCTTTAATTTTTGCATAAGTATAGTCCTCATTTAAAGCATCTAAACTACTTAAGTTTCCTAATTCATCATCTCCTAAAACATCTTTTAAATTTACAGTATTACCAAAAAATGTAATTCTATATGTATGTGCAATATTGTTTTTTAAATCTACTCCCTCTAATTTTATAAAACCATCTTTGAATGGAATATTATTTAATTCTATTTTTGCTTTTCGTTTTTTTCTACCATCAAAAGTTCCTGAAATATTAAACCTTTGATAATGTCTAAATAATTTGTTATTAGTTTTTGAAGCAGGTAAACTAAATGTTTGTGTAAACTCTGTAAAAATTTTAGCTATGTCTTTTACATTTTGTATCGTTTGTGTAATAGATACGCTTTCATCATTAAATAAATCTACCCTAACATATATTGGTGTTAGGTCTTGATCTATATTTTGGTTTATGTATAGTTGTAATTTTTGCATTATCTAACATTATTAATATAATCAAATGCTTCTTCAAAGTCTATTGTGTATTCTATTAATCTGTCATTTAATTGTGTCTTTCTTGTAAAAGAACTTGTAACAACTTTTACAGGTATTGTTTTTGTTGATTGTGCATAATTAGTTCTACGAATCCACACATACTCTGATAGCACTAATTCTTCAAACCACTCATTTGTAAATTCAGGGTAATATCCTGAGCTTAATCTTATTTTACCTTTTCCTTGTTTGTTGTATGTTTTTATATTGTGTTGTTTAGTGTCTAGTGTTGCTGTGTTGCTAGTTGCAAAAGTTACTAAACTTTTTTGATAGGTTTCTTGTGTAGTGTTTAATGTATCTACTAATTTTGTTTGAAACCATAATTCTTGTATAGCACCCCATTTATTTAAAAAGAAAACTCTAATAGGTGTGTATTTACTGCACTCTAATCTTTCTATTGTTATTGTTTGACTTCTTAATGTAACGCTTGTTTCACTAGCATCAAACTCATAATATTGAACAGCAGCGTTTGTATCAAGATAAGGAAAAGAACCCTCGTAACCACTTGGTGCATATACCTTATAACTGTCTGTTCCTACATAATTAGGAGAAACTAAAAATACTTGTGAACTATGTATAGTTGGGTTTACACCATCAGTAAATATACCATAACCATCTATGCCTGTATGTGTAACTGTATTTGTATTTGCACCCCCATATTGAACAATACTACCTGTTGCATTTGCACCATCATAAAAAGTTACTGCCCTTGAAATAGCAATAGTATTGGCAGGATGATCTATGTCATTATCAATAGCAATATCTAAATAGTCTCTACATAATTCAGATATTTCAAATTCTACATTTGATCCTGCTGTACAAGATTTAATAATTGTATATCGTAATGTTCCACCTATTGTCAATTCTAACTTAGCTGATACTGCACCTGATGGTGTCAGTAAAACTTCATATCTTGGACTTCTTAATTTTATTATACTCATTTTTCAGTTCCTAATATTATTCCTTTTTCTACATCTAATGCAAATGCTTTTTGAAAAGCATCAAAATATTTTTCTTGACCTTTGTTAAATGGTTTAGAAAAAAAGTGTGTAGCTCTTATACCTGATAAATATATACTTCTTCTTATTAAATATTGCATAGATTTTCTAGGTAAAAATTTACCTGTCTTTTTATCTCTTACACCTTTTAGTCCTTTTTGCACAGTCCATTTATTTATTGCTTTTGTTAAGCCACCTTTTTTGCCTGATCCTGTACCAAATCTATAAGGACTTGTAGGTGCTTTTTGTATGCCTTTCCATACAGAACCCTTTGGTAATTTATTTGGGTTTGCACCTTTTACACCCTCATCTACAAACTCTCCATAATCTTCCATAAAAAACTGTACAAGTAATGCACCTTTTTCTACTTCAGGTTTGTAAGACAATGACTTATAAAGTTTACCTGTATTGTTTCTATCAGGGTATTTTCTATTACCCCTGTCTCTACTTAGGTTGCTTCTTGATTGCTGTATAACATAATCAGCAAATTTTTTTAATTCTTTTTTACTTTCTTCAAACATTATAATTGCCAGTTAAGACCTGCTTTTAGATATAATAAATCTTTATCCCAAAATTTAGTTTTTTCATATTCTGTAAATATTCCAAATTTCTTTGTAATGTTCCATCCAAACATAACGCCATAATTATAATCTATCCAGTCATTTTTGCCTAAAAATCTTTCATAACTAAAATCTTCATTACCTCTGATGTGTTTGTGTATAGGGTAAACATTACCCCAACTATGTAACCACCATTTACCACCATTTCCATAATGGTAAAAATCAAGTCCGACAACTCCTGACAATGTGCCTAAAGTTCCTATTGCATCTAGCTCTCTTTTATTATAATCATTGACAATGTTTTCATAGTCGTTTCTTCTAAAATCTAAATCTGTATCAGCAACTCTTTCTCCATTTTCATCTAACCAGTACCAGTCAATGTCATCAGGTTGCCCATCAAAATCATAATCTATATAGTAAGCAACATCATTATAGCCATATTCGTATGCTAAATCCCACCAGTTTACATCATCAGGTGCAAGGTATTCAGCAATAGGAGAATAGCCATAAGGTTTGTGTGTTCTTACAACTGACCCTATACTAAAATTAAATTTCTTAATAGGTAATCTAAATCTAAAGTCAGCAGCTTTATAATCTAAATTAATTAGACCATTTTGTTGCATCTCTATTTTTGCACTCCAGTATTTTGCTAAATATCTTACAAAATATCTTTGACTAGAAAACTCTCTACCCCTTTGTTTTCCTTTTGTATATTGAAATAAATATTCAAGTCCTTTTATTGATCCTGAGTTAGATTGTAAACTAGAGTTTTGCTCTGTGCCATCATAAAACTTTTTAGCTTTATTTTCGTAGTCAAATCTTGCAATTCTACGCCATCCAAAACTTAATAAATAGTCATTAGATTTTTCAGGTGTTATATCTACTACTTCTCCCTCTTGTGTTACAAAATATCTGTCAGGTGTAAATAAAGGACTGCTCTCTGTGTATGATGTGTATAAAGTAGAATACTTAAAAACATCTTTAAAAAATTGTCCTTGTATGTTTAGTGATATTAATAAAAATAATATAGTTAGTAATTGTTTCATGTTAAAATTTGTTTTCTATTAGTTTGTCTATGTGTTTGTTTATAAGCTCAATACAGTTTTCAGGTAATTTTAGGTCTATGCCACTTTCTACTCTTACTATTTCTTTGCCATTATGATACAAAATAACAGTAGGTAAATATTTTATATTTTCTTCTTTAAATAAAACAGCTCTATCTTCCATTGTAAAATAGTACACATTATAAACCTCAAAAGGTGTCAGCTTTACTTCTGATTCTTTAACGAAACCTGCTGAAAATTGTACTACACTTATATCATTTTTAAACTTCTGACCGAATACTGTATTGCTAAGAAGCAATATAAAAATTAAAATTCTCATCTGTTTTTGCTTATTTGATATAACCTATCATCTATTTTTTGTAAGTTTTCTTTAATTTCGTTTATGTCCTCTGAGAGTACATCTTGCTTTTCCTCTAACCTTTGTACTGTTGATCTGACTAGCTCATCTTTATATTGAAATTCAATAGGGTTTACAGAGTTATCTTTTAAGTCTGCAACATCTTCTGAGTTTTGTGCAACTGATGATGACAAAGTAAAATATGTCGTAGCTAGAGATATTGTAAAAAATATTATTACTCCAATAGTTTTAAGGTCAAGCGTTAATTTTGAATTTTCTGAAACTTCCATTTTAGCATATAGTTATATCGTTATTTATTATTATATCCATATTAGCTGACCACCCTACTAATTCATTTTCAAACCTATCAAAAAAAGGTTCACAGCTAGGGTCTCCATCTAACTGGTATTTGTTTGTGTATAGTGTTCCTCTTTTTAAGACTTGCACTACTTTGTTTATTACACCTAACTGTGTGTTAAGTATGTTTTGTTCGTTAGTGCTTCCCTTAAATATATCTACTGTTTCTTCTTTAGACATATTTACAATATCCATAGTGAGCAGGGTAATGTTAAATCTCAAAACCTGTTCTTCTATTGTTACACTATTAATAATAATATGACCGAGTGGAAATATATCTTGCTTTCTAAGATTGATTTGTGTGATGTCTCCAGTAGTTACTGTATTGATGTTTATGTCATCTAACAACTGGTTTTTTATTGTTTCACTTACTTGGTAAAACCCTCTTACTCCCTGATTGCTCATTTATTAAAACTTTTTTTTATTTTTCTGTTTTCTAGTTCTTGCTTTTCTTTCATATAAGTCAGGGTGTACAAACATTGATGTAGGTCTAACTTAGTGATATTTTCAAATCTTTCAACACGCCCTTGAGAGAGTGCATATATTGATTGAAACCATCCATATTTTCTTGAAAAGTTAGAAACGCTGTCAAGTCCCCCTTGTTCTCCTTTTCCAAATAACTCGCCATAGTCTTTGACAAGTCTCTCCCTAAACGAAACAAAAAAAAAATTGAGCCCATAACAGCAGACATTGGCATTTCTAATAGCTCATCTTTTCTGTCTAGGTCATAATCTTCAATTAAATATTTGTCTTGTATTCTATCTTTTACTGGTCTGTATAGCACATTCATAGCAAGGTGCATGTTATCCCAGTTAGATATATGGGTGTCTAAGTCAATATATTCCCCAAAACTTATATTATTAAGATCAGGAATAAAACCAAACTCTTTGCTTTCTAAATAAAAGCTGTGCATAAGAGGTGGTTTCTTCTCAAACATATCATTAATAATTTTAGCTACTCTTTCTGCATCTGACATTTTCATTTGTCTTACAGCTTGTGCATCTAAATTGCAAAAAATCTCTATCATTTTGCATTGTACAAAATATGGATCATCATTTTGCTCTTGTAATTTGTGAAACTTTTGATATTGACCTAAAGTGATTTCGCTTAAATCATTAGGAACACTTAACTTCTTTTTCATAACTATATAACGAATTTAATTTACGATTTTTAATAAATAAAAAAGTGAGCTCGACACACACCAAACCACTTGGAAAATGTGTATGTCTGCTCACTACCAAACTACTCAAATTAACTAACTAAACTGACTTATGAAAAATCCTAAGTGGTTTCTTGTAGTTTCTTTAAGTTAATAAATTTTTCTTTTATTCTACGATACTTTAATATTGTTTTATTTTTATCTTCTCTATAATCACTTATAGCTACCTTGTGCTGTGCTAAATCCTCTTGTATTCTAATTACATAAAATGCAATATCAGTAATAGCTTTAGACAATGCCTGAATTTCTTTATTATTAGGTCTTGCTTTACCCCACTTTAAAGCCAACTCAGTTACAAGGTTCATATTAGTATAATATTTAAGATCGTGCAAGTTCTGTATTTTATCCATATCTAAATTTAATAAATTTTATCCATAATAGATAACCATAGCTAACCAATACATAAAAAATATTGATGCTACAAATAAAAACTCTCCTAAAATCTTTAGTATAAATTTAACTTTTTTCATATTCTATTTTGTCTAGTCCTGTTATGTTACTCCAATAGGTTGTGGCATAAGTTACAAAATTGTCTATATGCCTTTGCCCATTAAATTCTTTTGTTACTGTTGTTACTCTACCAGTATTAGTTGTAAAATGTATTGTTGCCTTTATCATAATATTGTAAAATGTTTTGCACCTCTACAAGCTATTTGTTTTGCCTTTAGTAATGCTTGTTTTGGACTTATGGCTTCTACCTCTACTATATCGTAATCGTACCCATTATCCTCATCTCCTACAAACGATAAAAACCAATATTCTATTTTATATACTTTCATAATTATATTTACCATATTAAAATTAATAAGTTAGGGGAGACCTTAGGTAGCTATTGTACTAGCATAAAAGCTGACACTTTTAAATACCTCTCAACTGTCAGATTGATTCTTTTGTTATTTCTTTACAGGAAACTTTATCCTATCCTTTGCTAATGTATGTTGTCTTATTATTTTATTTAAGCTATCGTACTTTTGACTATTTCTCCTTTGAGAAACTAGGTCGTTACTCCTAGACCATCTTAAAACCACGCTTCAAACATTCAGGTTCTCTTTCAACCTGTTTCACACTCTTGTTGTTTAACCTCGTATTAATTCCAACGAGCAGCAATTTTCCTTATTAATTCAATATGTCAATGAACATTTATACTGCTAATATACAACTTATTTAGTTATCCACAAAATATTTAATAAGTTTTTTTAAGAAATATAGTAATTACCTCTGTTTTTATTCTGTAATTGATATGTTACAGCATACCTAATTGCATCTAATAAGTGATTAAATTTGTCAATAGGTGTGTTAGATTTTCTTTCTAACCAAGCATAATTGTTTAGCTCTTTGATGAGATTAATACTGTCCTCATCTATTATTAAATCGTAGTCTTGCAATAAGCTAATACCAAAAGTAACAGAACCCTGTCCTTTTATACTTGCCACTATATTCTT